TCTAATTATCAGCCCAGATCCAAAAGTTGGATTAAACATCCAACAGTGGTCTGTGATGGTAGTCGGAGAACTTACCTGTATGCACATTTTAATGCACCAGGGGACAGAGTAATTTGGACACATCAAAGCTGTTTGTGTAATCAAATTATTGCAATGCGGTATCGACATCAAGTGAGAACGCCGGAATGTACCTTTGATTTGGAGGTGCCTTTTGATCATTTATTTAATCTATTTAAAAAGAATTCAATTAGCTTGACGCCTTGGAAAAGGTTTAAAGTAGTTAATAGTTATAGCGGCCCATATCGTGCTAAATACTTCCGAGCACAACAGGTTTACAACAAGTATGGCTTACAGCAAAAACATAGCCATGCTACCCTGTTTGTTAAAGATGACAAGTATTCTGGTGAACCCGAGAAAGCTTGTCGTGCCATACAGTATCGCCACCCCGTATTTATGTTGGAACAAGGACGATTCACTAAGCCAATCGAAAAGTGGTTTTACAGCTTACAAGATGAGTATGACACTACAATAGTAGGTAAGTCAGATCCCTTTACAATAGCCAAGACACTAATCGATAAGAGTTCTGTGTTTGTCCGTCCGACATATTTGTTGTTAGATGCTTCCAAATTTGATAGTTGTGTGGACGCCAAATGGTTGAGATTGTGTATGCGGTTTTACCTTTTGTTGTTCCCAAAGCGTTATCATAACACAATTAGATATTTATGGACTAAGACATTTATCAACCGTGGACGTACGACTAAAGGACTTCGTTTCAAAACAAATGGCACACGATTAAGCGGTGATATGGACACTGGACTCGGTAATAGTATCATTATGTGGGCGATGCTTAAAACTTTTCTTTGTAATTTAAAAATTAAACATTCAATTTTGGTGAATGGTGATGATTCGGTGGTGGTCATTGAATATAGGGATTTATATAAAACAAGTGATTTAAAGTTGTTTGAGGAGATGGGCTTTAATATGAAATGTGACGTCGTTTATGATATTTCGGATGTAGAATTCTGTCAAGCAAAAGTTATTGAAACTGATTATGGGCATACAATGTCAAGAAACCCAGAAAGAGTATTAGCACGAACAGCCTGGACTACCATTAAATATGGACGAAGTAAAGCGCGTGCGTATGTTAACACATTGGGCTTGTGTGAGCGAGCCGCAAGTTGGGGTGTACCAATTGCATCACAACTTGCTACGCAAATGATTAACAGTGCCAACACTACTCGCACAATTGAAATGCGCCCATGGTTGAAGGAGTACTATGGTCAAATGAAAAAGTGGTGGAAAACTGGTGAGCCCAAAATTAGTTTAGAAACAAGATTGAATTTCTGGAGCGCATGGGGTATAAGCGTAGATCAACAATTGCGCTTAGAGAACAGTATCAAAGTCATGTTTAATATGCAACTGACTCATAAGCATTTGGAGGAGTATTATCAGTATGTGCGCTCTTAACCTTTTAGGTTGCCTTCAACCCGAATACGTGGCCAAAAATGGAAAAGAAGAATGTTAACATTAAAGCGAAGAACGTTAGTGTTAAAACCAACCGCACCCGTCGCAAGAAACATACAAAAAATGCCCCCCAGCCCCCTCCTGAAGAAGAAATCACTGGACAACAAATGTCTTTCGGAGTCCAATCGGGCTTCGGAATGCCACGCTCCGCATTGCAGGCCATTATCAACGAGTCAGCATCGGAGTGTACACCTATTAGTAAACAGGCTAAACAGTTTACTCTCAACTATCTCGATCCTTGTGGAGTCCATACAGAC